AAAGATAATGGTTACAGTACTTCTCTTGATATGTTGACAGGTGGTCTTGGAAATGTAATGACTATTGATCAGCCTTCATTTGAATGGGGTGTTATGATTGACCAGGATAGAGCTGTTACAATTCGTGACGCTAAATGGAATGGTGCTGCAATTAATGAAAATTCTACTCCGGGTTTGGGTAATACACCGATTACTCTGTGGTTAGAAGATGCATGGTTTGGTCCCGGTGCTACTATTGAATTTGACGATAAGAGTCAAGCTCGTATTCAGGATGCTCCATACCAAGATGGCAATTTGTATGTTTATACAGTATTTGTATCTAATGGTAGTCCTGCTTCTTATATTGATCCTGCTGTTTTAACTTCTGGTTGTCAAGTAAACCGTTTGGCTTCTGCTTATGAAGAATATAGTGAAGAGGCTGATATCCTGAACTACAATACTCACTTCAAGATGCGTAACTATTTGACTACAGTACGTCTGTCTTATGATATCACAGGTTCTGCTTACTCTACAGTTATGGCAGTAGCTTTGAAAGATCCTAAGACTGGTAAAACTTCTTATTTGTGGTCTACATTCCAGGAATGGGTTGCAATGCGTGAGTGGTACAAACGTCTTGAAAGAGCTTTGGTATACAATCAGAACAACGTAAACAAAGATGGTTCTTGTAATCTGAAAGGTAAGAACGGTCGTCCTGCATTTATTGGTGCTGGTTTGCTGGAACAGATTGCTCCGTCTAACAGACGTTATTATACTCGTTTGACAGCTGAACTGTTGGAAGACTTCTTGTTTGACCTGTCTTACAATGTATTGGGTACTAATGAACGTAAGTTCGTTGCCTTGACTGGTGAAATGGGTATGCGTGAATTTGACCGTGTACTTAAAGAAAAGATGGCTAACATGAACTTGATTGACACAGTATTCGTAACTGGTTCTGGTGATAATTTGAAGTTCGGTGGTCAGTTTAAAACTTATGCAATGTCTAACGGTATTGAATTGACTTTGAAGTATTTCCCGTTGTATGACAATACTACTTACAATCGTCAGTTGCATCC